GTCCGCTACGGAAAAACAAAAACAGAGAGAAACAATAATCAACGACTCATCAAGTAACCCTTGAGGGCCATGTTTGATCTTATTGCCTCAATCACCATAGTTCTAGCTGACTCTGCTTCGAACGTGTTTGGGTTAGAATCTATGTAAGCCAAAAGTTGGCACATGGGGCTGATGATGTCACCAGAATCAGACAGAACTTCTCTGAACCCCAATGGGTATCTGCCCGGGAGACGCAGACTCCAGACGTCGTCTTGTTTTCCCACTGGCACACCAGAGAGCCTCAGCCTGGATGAGACCTCAGGCATGTCTGACCTCTGAGTCTTTGACAGTGAATTTGCAGCAAAGCTCCCCATAATAGACCTCACTGAACCCGTAGTAGCTGTGGTTAGTATTGACAACTCATCGTCAGAGGTGTCCTCATCTATCTCCAGTTTCATCTCGAGCCCAGCAGGGGCATGTTTCTCAAATTCACTAAGCATGAAGTCGAACAATTCATCGTCGGCATCAGCCATGTCTTCCTCCAAAACAGACAAAGCTGCTGGGGGGGGGTCGATGGTTGACAAAAGAGAAGTGGGCGGCGTCAAACTTTCACCAGTGGAAACCCAGTCCACATCTGTCAGAGGGAACACTCTGCATACCAAAAACACCTCAGTTGTGGGCAAGTCCAAATCAGAGCACAGAGGAAAAAGAGGGAATGACTCATTCACACACAGGCAGATCACCGAGTCGATGCTCTTTGTTGTGACATTCAAAGTTCCGCTAAGTGAAGCATATATATACACATCCCTTCCACCTGGGTCCTTCGGAGGTGGGTCTGCCTTGCAGTTCCAGTATGTCCTGAAGTGAAACCAGGAGGTTCTTTTGTCTACCCTCAGCTTGCAGAGAAGCTCAGTCACTAACCTACCTGGTTGGTTTTCTATGATCAGATATCGTGCACTGTTGGTGCCGACACTAAACCGTACTTCCTCTCTGGGTCTCACACACTCTGCCATGGAGAACCTAAACGGTGATTCGACCCTATCAGATGGATTGCCAGAGTACCCGGGGGATGTCAATCTCTGATTTCTTCCCAAACCATGAATGGTCCTAACTATTTTCTCATAGTCTAGTCTGGATTTGAACCTGGATTCCTCCTTTAGAGACTCAGCTATGAAGTTGGTTAGAAGTATCGGCCCCTCTTTTTCCCTGGGGATCAGAAGATCAGTTGGGGGAAATCTCCAATAAATCTTAGCATCTGAGCATTCAGTGAGCATTCTGTTGATTTCAGCATCGGTGAATTTTGAACTCCTGACAGTGTTTGCAATGGACTGTCTGGTAAACAGAAGCTTCCCTGACTCACAGAAGTTAGCCACAGAAACCTTCACATGGAGTGGGAGCCTGGATTCCTTTTCGGTGAGACACCATCTGAATGTTTGGCTCCTCTGAGACAGTTTGATAGTTTTTGACTTCACGAGCATCCTTGACTCAAAGTAATGAATGGGGTGCACCAGTGACCTTCCTCCCAATTCTGTGGGCAGGTACCGACTATCAAATCCTCTCAGCACCAGGTCCGTATATTCCATCTGGCTAAAGGTTCTGGGTATGGTCTCGTGTCTTGTCAGTGCTGGGTAAGAGTTCACTGACACTGGGGTCAACTCAGAGAGCTCTCTCATGCTTGTCAATTGCTCATCTAAGATGGTGGTCACGTCCATTTTGTTCGTTTTCCTCAGCGAGAATCTGGACTCACCATTTGCTATAGTGAGAGAGTTCTCGTCTGATGAAAAATCAAAATCCAAGAAGCTCTTGCAAAGATCATGCAATTCTGTTCTGGAAACCTTGTTTCCCCGGGTCTTCACGTCTATCCCCATCAGGCCAAATAGGCCCTCATAAAGTTTGCTGTTTACGCGGAACACCCTGGTGTCTCTAGGTGGCTGACTGTAAGCTAGCCTGACCCAGGGAGTGCTAGTGTCTTTCTCGGATTCTTCCCTACTCATGCATGACATGAGAGTGTCTATGATGGTTACTGTCCCACCCGATGAGAGGCAGTAACCAAAAGTGCTCCTGTCAAGGGACATCAAGGTCTCTCTTATTAGCCTAGAAGCCAACGGTGAACGACCCAATAACAACAGGCCAGACCGACCTAGGGACGGGACAAGGGATCTCATCTCATCGTCAGGGTCGAGTGAGATAACGGAGTCCTCGTCAGGCTCAGATGCCAAGAGGAAGTTCCCACTTTCAGCGGGTCCAAAAGAAGAATAGTTCTTCAGATAGGGGCTGAATGACATGCTGGTTACATTCAGTGATGGGTTTATCTTTATCAGCCCTCCCAGCTCCAGAGGAACAGAGAAAATTCTGTGTCTCATGTCTCTGAAAAGTTGGACTCCCTGGTGCTGAATTAGTCCTAGATGCGTGTTTAATGTGGTTATCCAACAGGCGCCCAGGAAAGATCCCTCATTTCTCAAGTACTCCAAGCCTTGATTCATCGAACGCTGAGATACTTCAGAAAGATCTCTGCCCATGCTGTAGTCCACATAGGATAGCCGGCTCTTGATGTCAGGGCTGTATGTTCCGCTGTTGGTTCTGAATATGCTGTTGAACTCTGCCAGGTACTGATTGTGCACGCTTTTTGACATGCTCCTCATTATACCATTCTGTGATGATATGTTCACATGGACATTTAGAAGAACTGGTATTACGTCGTATATCCCTGAAGTGATTTTGCCGGTTTCTGGCGACAACTTTTCTTCAAACCAAATGCACCTCATGTAATCATCTGATGTAGCAACTGACTTTATGGTTAGCCGTCTGTCTTTGAATATTTCTTCTGACAGGACCTCCGAGCACCTCAGCACGTCAGCAGCCAAGCAGCTGCTAGTGCAACCCAGAATACCCTGAAACATTCCTTCGTCAGCAGGTATGAATTGGTTGGCCAAGCACACTTCCTCAATGTTTTTGGATGACATTAGCTCCATGGCTCTTTCGAAAGAGTTCCCATCTGATTCGTACGGTTGTTGGTGAAGAAAGGTCTCATCTGGCAATTTGAACACTTTGTTGGAGAACTGCTTGAGTGACGACAAAAGAAAGTCATGTGACATGGGGTCGTTGGTTTTGCAGGACAGACAGAACCACAACACAGGAGGTAGCATTGAGGGGCCCCACTTTGAACAGTCAGCGTTATCATTCATCCTCACACCCCCTTTCGGCATGGATTCCACTAGTCTGCTTGCAATTTCGTCCTTGTTTCTTTTTTGTATTAGATTCGTTAAATGGCCTGACTCATGTTCTTTGTCTCTGACGGCCTTGGCGAATTCTTCTACTCCATAGGCCAGCACTCGACCGGGTATGTTCATGACGGCTATCTCTCGAATTCCCACCTGATCTTTGTGGACCATTTTGGCAACCACCTGTGCCCTGGAAGAGAAGTACCACAGGGAGAGAGGCCAGACCATGGTTCCGTGAGGTATAGCGCTGAGGACGTCAGCGCCTGAGAAGGTTTCCTTCATGGTGGTGCCCACTGATCTACCCAATCTTTCCTCGAGAAGCAGGGGCCGCCTCTCGTCACGCCTGTTGAACATAGTCCACTCTTTCAGAAGGTTGGACCAAGTTTTTGAATTCTGGTTGTCCTGAACTGTAACCACACACTCTTTCCCTTTTTTCATTATGGTGGTTTCGCGCTCCCGTGTCACAGATAGACCAGCTTGCCCATTGTAAGTCACTGAACCTCTGGAATTCATTATTTCATCTGAGCTGAATCTGAGCACCACTGTTTCCATGTTGGCCATTTGCTCCACAAACGGTGAGGTTCTGTCGTATGTTCTTGCTATGTGTTCTCCAAATGTCAGTGATGGATGATCAGACATCAGCCTCAAGCTTGAAAATAGTTGTGTCGCAATCACGGAATAAAAATTAGGGTTGAATTGGCCGTACTCCTTCCCTCCGTCGTCTATGAATGCCCAGTTGTGAATATTGTCGAGAAGCTCACTTGGGCTCTCGAAAGAGACATTCTTAGCTGAGTGGACTGAATTTTTATTCCTGACCTGCAAAAACATTCTTCTACTTTCAATGCTTTTTTGTATGACCTCTGACTCAGACATGAGTTTCTGGTGCCTGTTCACAGAAAAGGCTTTGCAGACATAGAGACTGTTGAAAGTGTGGGAGTCAGACGGGAGCGACCTGCTTTCGTGGGGAAAACAAACATTCCAGTGGACCACTGAGTCGTCCGTGAAAGGCACACTCACGCGCTTTGTGGCATATTCCAAAAGGCCGTTGGCTTTCAGAGTTTGGAGGCAGGTGATGGCTTTGTGCATTCTGTGGCAATAGAGCTGCTCTATCATCTTCTTAGGAGAGTACCAGTCAATCTTGCTGTAAAGGTCTCCACAACCATTAGACACACCGGTAGCATTGACAAAGAAATACCGAATGCTTTCACTCATTCTCGAGAACTTCGAGCTATTTAGGCACATGAGCAGTGCACAGAACACCGTCCTCTCTTTGAGAACAGATTTATCAACTGACATAAAGTCGGACTTTCTGAGCACCAAGTTGGTCTCAATATCCATTGATGCCCACGAGAGGAACTTGTGGAACAGAGTGACGTCCCAGTCGAGTATTGCAGAAGTGTACCTGAACCACTTAGTTTCTGCCCCGTTGTGGAAATGCACAATTTGCTCCGTATCTACGAGAGGAAACCTTCCATGAAACGACACACTAGTGGTGCTGAATTCAGACGGGGGCCCTGTGATGTTGTTAAAAACCACACACTCTCTTTTGCCCACACATTCCACAGAGAGGACACAGTGCCTCTCTTTGAACCCGCCTCTGGAATTGACTAACTTCCATTTCCGTACCGATGAGGACACAGCTATAGCAGCTTCTTGCTGCACCTGCAACAGGGAAGAGAGTTTTGTTGTGCCGATCATGTCAAGGGTATGCCTCATGATGTCTCTGGTGAACTCTCCAAATCCCCCGGTCTCAGACATGACAGTGTCTATCAGCAAGCTTAAGTCGGAGGACCACAAGGAGGTTTCATACGGCTCGAGATACCTGTTGGAGAAGGCTTCAAATTCCTCTTCCAGCTTTGTGTAGTCCATTTTCTTGAGATCAACTCTCATGGCTCCGGACCCCGACGAATACTTTTTCAAAGACCCCCCTTGCCCGAAATCCACCCTTATAAGCTTCGTCAGGGCTCCACTTTCTTTGTCTTTCAGGCGAGTGAATGTCAAACTTGAGTTCTCAGGATGATGAGGATTCAGCAACTTGTGAGTTTGGTCATCTGTGCAGCTTGACAGCAAAGTGAGCCAATCCGATGCCACCCCAGAGTCAATCAGAGTTTTGGCTCTGACGAAGGGATCATCTGACAATTCCTTGTTTTCGAGTGAGAGAGGTACCTTCACAAAAGGCTCAGGTCGGCTGTCTTCGTACACTTTGCTAGTGAGTAACTGTCTGCCAATCCTGGATTTGAACTCCAGCCCATAAGGGTCCCCAATCAAGTTTTGTGTGATCAGCCCACACATTTTTGTGAAAACCGATGCCACTTTAGGACCATTCTCTGTTATCACTTCCGGATGTAGCATAAGAACTTCTTTCACATCCTTGAGTTTGGGTAGATTCACGATGACTGGCTTTTCTGGTTTGAAAGAGGAAAGCCGACGACAGCAACTCAACTTCAGCTCTTCTATGTCTGTCCTAGTGAAAGCACCCATCATTTCCCTAGCCTTTTTGTAATTCTGGAAATCCTGTTCGAATGTTCTTGACACATCTGAAAGGAAGACTAGTTTTTTTATGTTCACTTGCTTGGTGTGTCCGTACACAACTGACACGTGTTTTGGTTTTTTTGATCGGAGTATGTCGTACTCAAAGGGCTTGTCTATTTCTCTTATTGCCCCCTCATGTCGATGGTGCTTGAGGTCAACAAAGACAAGATCGCCCCCTTGCCCATAACAGAAGTCAAGATCTGACAGTAATCGCTGCCCAGAGGGGTTTACCCCTTCTATCAGATGCACCTTATCCCCAGACAGCAACGTGTTGATAGCCAACGACAGTATGGCCAAGTAGTGAGCACAAGAAGACGCGATCTGTTCAATCGAGAAGAAATTGACCTTCTGGAGTCTTTGACCATGAATTCTATAAAGTTCCAAAAGCTCGTCTGATGTTCTCACGTCAGCGCTGCAAAATTCTTGAAAGCTCTCAAAATATGACTGGAGATCAAGATGGGTGTACACACCGGAAGTTATGAGATTCTTCAATGATTCCTCATCCAGGTCGTTGCCTTCGTAAGCTCTAGCCAAACTCAAATCTAACTTTTGACCGTAAACGCGGGACATGCTC